GAACCTTGAATCCGGCTTTGGCCAACGCTTTTCCTTCTTTTGGCATTGGCAGACGAACTGCGCCAATCGCAAGGCCGAAGCCCATATTTGGTTCAATCAGTGCAAGGACAAAGAAAATACCGACAATAAACACGCTTAACGGGCTACTGCGTGGCATTTCATTTTCTGCTTGACCTGCCATTTCAAGGCAACAATCGACGCACTGCGGCTCAATTGCCTTGTTATCCATTCGGATGACGAATGGGGCATCAAGGGTTTCATCAACCCCACAAGAAGGACACTGCGCCTCAATTCTGCGCACTCCGTCTTCATCATAGGTGTCTGAATCACCATTGAGTATTCGCTTGACCGCAAGCCATAACTTGACTCGACGACGCTTGAAACGAAGTGAAAAACGCTTGACCGCTCGCTTGAAACGGTGGCGGTTCATTGGTTGCTTTTCCTTCATCAAACGATGCTCAATAGGCGTTGGCCTGTCGTTCTCTTCGGTGGTTTCGTTCATTCGGTGGCTTTCGCCGGCATCAAAGTTCACTGCCGACAGTGGGGCAAAAAGCACCACTGCAAGGCAGAGAACCAACATTTTCAACATTTTGTTTTGTATCATGTGGATTCCTCCGCTTTGCTGTTCTCTATGGAGTATATCAACAGAAATGTGATGCAAAAGCGTTCAAGAACGGATTCATTTGAAATATGTTAAGCCGGAGTCCGGCCGTTTACTTTTTACACCACTTCTGCGTCGTTGTTTTTCAGCCTCTCGGTCAATCGTTTTTGGGATTGCGCAGTTCTTCGGTCAATCGTTTAGAAAACCAAACCACGCAGAAAAAAAAGAGATGACCGAGAGCCACCCATCCTTTCAGTCTATCGTTTCTCATGTAGTGTATTCCTAAAGGCATGACCGAAAGCCCGCTTACCAGTCCATCGTTTAGAGAGTGAGCAGGCTCTCGGCCTATCGTTTAGCAAAATAGCCGTTTTCGCCACTTTCCGAAAATCGGCGCAGACAATCCGAAAAACGGCGAGATGTGGCGATTGACTCCGAAAACCGGAAAACACCCCACAATCGAGAGACCACGCCCCACATTTGAACTCAAAACCTCCGCTCAAAACAGGCCGACATGGGGCTGTCGGTCTCTCGGTCATTCGTTTAGGATGCAGTGCATTGGTTATAGTAGGGTGTCGGCTTATCGGCCTATCGTTTAGAGCGTCGTTTTACCGGATTATGGCAGTCCGAAATCTGGAAAATTGAGCCACTTGAACCACCAAAACAGCCCCCCAGTCCACCGTTTAGCCCCTCTTCTGCGTCGTTTTGCTCATATCCTTTATTCGGCGCATTCTTTCCGGAAACCGGCAGAGTGTGCTGATTATTGAAGGAATCAGTTCAACAGGATAAGCAAGTGGGGCGCAGTCCATCGGTTTTGCATCTCTGCGCACTAATTGAAACAGAGTTCAAAGAGAACTGAAAAAACAGCAGGCCGAGAGCCTATGGCAACGGTGGCAGGCTTGCAGTCTATCGTTTAGAGTGTGTCAAATCACTCAACCATCACTCTCAATCAAACATTTTCGATGCAGAACAACGGCGCAGTGTGCCATTCAGCAGTGGCACTACTCAACCTTTAGTTCATTAGTGAGCAAAATATAGCCTTTCGGTCTATCGTTTAGCAATTTTAGAAGGCCGTTTTTTTTGCCACCTACACACTATTTCTCTATACTACTATATAGACGGCCTAAATCAGCCTTGATTTCAGCCCATCGGCCTGCCACCAAAAGCGATGACCGAGAGCCTGTTGGCCTCGATTTTCAGAGGCTATATAGTGCGCAAAATCTGCGCCAAAAACACGCATTGGCGGCGGCGTGTAGCACGCCAACCACCTCAAAAAATTACCCGTATTTTTCTCAAATTAGGCTTATAAACCTAAAAAAACGGTATAAATCTGCCATTTCTTCTTAAATGTCTTGATTTTTTGGCTGTATTCCACTGTGAAGCGTCTAAAGCACCTGTTGTCATGGCTAAACCGCCGCTTGTTGATGACTTTATTTGGTCTATGGCGTGCGCTAAGGCCATTACAGTGTCGTTATGCTTGCCTTTATCGACTATATCGCCGTCTTTCCACGCATGAGACTCTAATTCATCCAGTAGTATGCTCATAGTCATTCTTGTAGCGTCGTTTCCATAGGGAATAATGACTTTTTCTTGTTCAAACCACACTCTAAGGCGATTTAAGAGTCCTTGTTTGAGTGTTTTGTTCGATACCTTGCTCATTTTGAGGTTTAGCGTTAAACCATGTTGATTTATTAGTGATTGATACAGACTTTGAAACCCTGCGCTCTCAAATGCGAATACAGGGTGCTTATACGCCTCATCTAAGTCTGCAATCTTCTGTATTTGCTTTGCAGGGGGAAAATCATTGCGCCTCCACATATCTACGATGTGAATAAAGCCTTCTTCATCTTGCCGAACTACTACTGCTACTGTATAGTCTTGTCCTATACCGTGTGATGGGTCGAAACCTACAACATAATCGCCATTATACAATTTTTTCTTTTGTAAGACTGCATCCATGCTTAGATTTTTGCGTGTAAGTGATTGAGGGAATACTGCGCTATCATCATCGACTACTTTACACAGATATTCTTGCGCAAAGGCCAGTTCACCAATTGCTTCTTTTTGTTCAAGTAAAAACTCAAGTGGGCGTTCCGAAGGCCATAGACACACAGGTTCAATGTCGGGGTCGTTTCGCCATTCATCATAATTTGTTATTGCGCCTTCTTGCCATGTTTCCCAAGCGTCATTGTTTAACATTTCTGTATGGTAAAGGTCATTCATGCTCATAGGAGTTCCTACGCAGTAAAGCGAAGTCTTAGGTGACAACATCGGAGTTAATTTTTTTCTAAACCACTGTTGGTAATTATCATAGGACATGTCGTTTTGGTCGTCTATTATGTCATCAAGTGCAATTGCGGCGGGGTGTTCACCACGAATACCCGAACCAACCGATGTAGCCTTAATCCAAGCACCGTTTGTTAAACGAAGTTCAAAACGATTACCTTTAGTAGTGTCGATTTTTTTAGAAAGTTCGGGATGCCTTTTTAAGTCTTGACGGATTTCATCTAAACGATTCATTGCAAGGTCTTTATTGGCAGAAAATAACCAAATAGTAAAGGGTTTACCTCGCCACTTTTCAAAAAGTAGTTGATGGAGGATTTTTACTCGAAGTGTAGTGGACTTTGAATGGTCTCTTGGTGCAATAATGCAAACACGGTGAACCTGCTTGTCTTTTCTGTCTCCATACATGTCAAGCCATGTTCCAATGTGTTCACCCCAATTGTAGCCCAACCACTCGTAAAAATGGCGTATATCAAATCTACTACGCTCAAGATGAAAGGTTGTCATTAAACGAACCATTTAGACCATCTCCGTTTTTTCCAAAAAGACCAATTCCGCAGTATTCTGCCATAGCAATAACAAGTCTTTCAATTTCTTCTCTTTCAAGCATAACGCCTACAACATATTCATCACTAAAAATGTTTATTGCTACAAAGTCTTCGCCCATATCTGCAATTCGCACTTCTTTATCCTTACTCATCCATAAAGGCATTTGCTTTCCTCCCATTTAATGTGTTGAGTAATCGCAACCCATGTCTAAGGTCTGTAAATGCTTGAATATCTCTTGTTTGAGAATCGAGAATAACAATAGGTGATGTTGGGCGTTCTCTCGGAAAACCGCACATTTCACCGAAACTGTCAATTGTCTTGTAAGCACCCGGCCGCAAAGCCCAACGCTCTACTGCATGACGAGTAAAGGGAACAACTGATGGTGTGTGATGATGCCCGATAACTCCAATATCGAAATCACACTCTCCGTCATCCCACATTTTCTTAATTACACGGCTTGGGTCAAGGTTTGAATTACCTCTTCGCTTATGTCGAATACTAATGTGGTAAGGAACATCGCCATGAATAACTTTGAGGTTTAACTCATACGGGTGATACAACACGCCTCTGTCTTGCGCAAGACGCTTTAGAGGGTCATAATCTGTTGCACCGGCAGTCCAAAGGTCGTGATTACCTGCTACAATCGCCATAAGTGAATTAGGACTCATGTTAATGTAGTGTTCGCACAACTGCCACTGGATAGAAGGAGGGATAGGTGCTTTCATTGCAGGGCGAGGCTTGTCAATCATAAAGTTGTCGATATAGTCGCCTGCATGTATAACATAACATTCGGGGTGTCGCTCAATTGCTTCTGTGTCTTCACGCAACCTTTCATGGTCGCAAAAAGGATTACCTATGTGTTGGTCGCTTTGAAATGCAATTCCAATGTATCGCTTATCGGATTTCATGTGAAATGTAGCCCAACGAGCATCTTCATTTGCAAGAATTGCCGCCTTTGAGCGTTCTTCAATAGCATTCCATAAGTCTTCTTGGCTACTTGACTTCTTTTTCAAGTGTTCGACAATAAAATGAGGTGTTTCTGTGCGTGTGACTGCTTCTCTCGACCATGCCGCACGAACTCTTGACTCCCAACCTGCTTTTGAGATTTCGGGAAACCTTTTTTGCATAATGCGTATTAACTGCGCTTGTGTGCCATCAAACTGCAAAGGTATTTCTGCGTTGTAATCAACTGATTCAAAAACAGGAAAAATGTCGCCCATGTGTTGTTTCAACATACGCAAACGCCATCGGTGACTTTCGGGTGTAAGTTCGGGCATAACCTTTGACATGTGGCGAGAAAACTGCGCCATATTGCCATTATAGTGTTCAATTTCGGACTTAACTAAATCGTGATACTCGACTTCGCTCATTAAACATACTACTATTGGCTTACCTCTTAAATGCTTGCACTAATTTAATTCTTTTTGAGCCATTGACAGAATAAATAAAGAAATAATCGTTGCACAGAGAGCAACTTGACTTTATTCTTTTATTTCTTCTAAGACATTTAGATAAAAGGGCGGATTATTCTGTAAGAATAATTCTTACACACCTTAAGAGTAATTAAAAGAATAAACAGAAACCGCTACACTCAAGACCATTTATTCTTTTTTAATTTCTTTTTTCGTCTTGAAAGAATAAATGCTATGACTAAGACCCACCACAGTATTTCAAGAATAATAAGGGCTATACCACCCTTAGTCAAAACTTCTGCGATAGTCTCCATAACCCTCTATCTAAAACCTTACTGTTGTTGATTTATTACGCTTCTTCGGGCATACCTTTATGAAGCAACCCTTCATAAGACAGAACATGGCTCGTATTCCTTTCTTTGGCAACATCGGGAAAAAGGCAGAAAACCCTGCCCCGAAAGCCGTTATCGGTATTCAAAATGATGATTTGCGGCACAGTGTCGGTCATCGAAGCCCGTTCACTATGATAGCAGGCATTAAAGATGTAGTAACAGAGACAAACAAACTCCGTGATGACTCAAACTTCGACAATGACTTTTACCTATTCGATGAAATGCTTAAACTTGACCCCGAACTTAACGGTGCGGTTCGAGCAGTGTCCTTAACCGCAAACAACTACACTATCAATTGGAGTTCCGCACGCAACGCACGCATAAGAACTGCCCTGCAAGAACTTGTTGATAACATAGACTTTGACGATATTCTCATTAACGCTATGCGCAACCTTATGGTTTACGGTAATGACATTAGCAAACTGGTCGGAACTGGTAAAGAAGGCATTACAGATGTGCAAAGTTTGCCAGTATCTCAAATTACAATGCTTGATGACAGAAGCAGAAGCGCAACAGCAGATGACAACGACCCTGTCATTACAGTAGAAAAATACTTCTTGCGTGAAGGTGAAACAACTATGCAAGAGTTCCCTGCCGATGAGATATTGCATGTTCGCATGGATTACCGTTCTAATTGGTTTATTGACAACGAAACACGCACAACCTACGGTATATGGGGTGCATCCCGTTTCACGGCTCTCAAGCAGGCTATAAGGGCAAAATACAACAGTATGAATAACCGCATTGCTCTTGAAGACGCAATGACAAAACAATACATTAGTATTGACATGGATGCAGTTAAGCATATCCAAAATCCCGACGAACAAAGAGAGCGTTTGCTTTTTATTATGAATCAAGTCATTAGCACTATGGAGTCCTTAAGAGGCGACCAAGTGCCTATTTTCCCCGACTATGTGAACATTAAACATATCGACCAAAGAACCGCACTGC